AGTCAACGGAGAGTATCACCTGGTAGACGTTGCTCTCGATGGTAACGATCAAGGTACATTCATATTGGAAGGTAACTACGAGGTAGGAGATGTAGTGACTGTGATGTGGGCTACTGAGGATAGCGCAGAGATAGCAGGAGACGTCAAGGTAGGCACGGCTAGTGAGTTAGATAAACAGTATTGCAAAGCGGGGTGTGGCAAGTGAGTATCTATACAGAAGAAACAACTCTAGAAGTGCTAGCCGAAATGAGGTATTACGGTAAACAAATCAACGAACCGACACTTGAGAGGGAAAGACCTCAGTTAATACTAGCTATTAAAGACTATTTCGGTACACTTGAGTATGCACTATCTAAAGTGAAACCTATTGAGGTGAAGAAGTCGAGCGATCAAGAGACTAATATCAACACAAGAAGACGAATACGAAATTACTATGGGGTTAGGCTTAATAGCTAACTCCTTCTTTGTGTTGACTAGATAGTGATAAGCCGAGAGGGTACTAAACCTTGTCAAGTCCATAAGAAATTCCTATCACTATAAGAATGCCTTAAGGACGGGCTTTGTGGACTAGGAGATAAAAGGATATCTTGTGTCTTATTTTGAAACGTAATACAATAAGAGAGGGTTAACTGTTAGGAGTATAACTCGCCGATTGCTCGGCGTAGGCTTACTCTTAGGTTAACTTATTTGGCGTTCTCATAGATTCTTCACTTGATCTTAATCATTAGACCTTGAATTAAATAGTCTAAATTAGGAGTTGGCCAATTAGTTTGTCTCTGATGAATTGTCCGTCGGGTAACCGACAGTATACTTCAGTGAAATCTTACAAGCTCAAACTGAGATAGCATGTCTCACTAGTAGAAGCTGAGAAGGCTGTCTCGTTGGTAGGACACGAGTAGGATAGCTGAGAAGGAGAAGCCTGAGAAGCCCTGCCTCAAAGGGTTTGGCTCACTGGTAGGTAACGAGTAGGAGATGCTGAGAAGGAGTGTCTTAGGGGTTTACTAGATAGCTTACCCACACCCCGGCACACTCACCTGTTAGATTCTCACTATCAGAACTGGTATATACGAGTTAGCCAAGTCTCCTTAGATCCACCTCATTTGATGTAACCAAGATAGTCACTTCCTATAACCTTAATTATGTAAACTAGGAGAACGCCACTCAATAGCCCTCAATCCCTTGTGGCTCTAAGGCTCAACCCCTATGAGTCAGCAAACTGCATGAACTACCACTATTCCGTTACTGTATAGAGAGCGCATAACCATACAGTCAATCACCGAAAGTAAAGCAATCCACTGTGAAAGTATGCAGTATTCTATGCACTACTTGAAAGTACACCCTCTCTGAAAGATACACTCCCGAAAGTACGAACTCTGAAAGTTAAAGCACTATATGAGATGGCACATATAAACACCCTACACAGACCCCCTCTATAGACACCCCTTATATAGACACCCCTTATATAGACCCACCTATACAGACCCTGCTATATAGCACGCACTAAGCAGGCTACCTCACAGTACACCTATGCAGCATACACTATATGCCTGCCTCACTAGCCACACTATATGACCACACATTAGTACACACTATGCAAGCATACACATACGCATGACACTCATTAGTATTTCTCTAAGGCATTTGCCTTTTCTGCGAGGCAGAGACTCTTGTGTGGCCTGTGAGAGGTGGCTAACGAGTAGATCTATTGGCTGGCTCATTGGTACTGCTGAGGAGGCATGGCTCGAGGGGTACCCCATGTTTCGTAAGGCGTAGGGGGCGCATGCGTGGCGATGGCTGTACTACAGAGAAAAAGTAGAATTACTTAAGAAATTTAACACCCCACTAGGCATTTTTTTTAGAAAATATATTCCCTATAGGTTAAATTCTATGATATACTAATATTACTACAGTCATACCCGAGGAGGAATACTAATGAGTAAAACTAACGAGTTTGTACGATACGCAAAACAAAGGGGTTACACAGTAGATAAGTCTGGACAGGTTTATAACCCAAAAGGAAAAGTACTAAAGGGTACTATTCAGAAGCAGAAAATTAGTAACACTGGAGTTAGACTATCTCACAATTTCTCTGTTACAAACCCTAATAACGGATATGAATCACGGCCAGTCCCAACTCATAAGTTTGTAGCTTACATGAAATACGGAGAGCCAGCTTTTGAGGCTGACTGTGTACGCCACCTCAACGATAATTCACTAGACAACTCTTGGGATAATATCGCACTAGGTACCCATATGGATAACCACTTAGATGCAGTTCATAACGGAAAGTCGGAGCCTAAGAAGGAGAAACTCACAAGTAAACAATTGAGATTAAGAGAAAATATAGACCTCATACAGACACTAACTAAAAGAGGATTTAATAACGTTGAGATAGGAAACTTATTCTGATTTAGCGAGATGACGATAAGGCACCACAAAAAGATGCAAAACATCTACAAGGAGAATGACCTACTTTAATAGGTCTTCTTTCAGTTAACCTACAGTATCTATAATTTCACTTACCAGATTATCTATATAGAAACAACAAAAGAGACAAACCCCCTAGAGGCCGTCTCCATAAATCGTTCTATAAAGTATGGTAATTGAAATTTTAACTCCCCTAGACTACCTCCCAAGTCCCGTCCTCATAGTATTCAATATTCACATAATCAGCTATCCATTTAGGGTTAACCCCGTGAGTACGGCCATCTAGTTTATTCTTCGCATAGACAAGCCTTTCTCTCCTTCGGATAGCTTCTTCTACAGTCCAGGCGTTCGCACCTACACAGATGAAATCTACTCCGTTAATTCTAAACTTGATACCCCTCTTAGGCTTACTACGTTTCACTTTCTTTTTCTTAAATAGTCCAAACATGTTAGACCACCCTTTCGTTATCTATTATATTACCTGAGTCATATTCTTATGTCAATCCTTTACAAATAAATATTATAGGAGGCAGACAAATGAGTCAACCAACTCCCGAGCAAATCGCTCAGTTAAAAGAAAAGATGAAAGACCCCATCGGTTTTACCGAGGTGACAGGAACTGTTAAGGGTAAACCCTTCAGCTTCGACCACCGAGACCACTTACACGCAGTCTACAGAGATCCGCACCCACGAGTAGTAATCGTAGCAGGACGTCAGGTAGAGAAATCCGAGACAGGTGTCCGTATTCAACTCTTCCACGGCTACCAGAGAAAACACACGACGATTACATATACGGCTCCTCGTCAGGAACAAACTACTCGTTTCGTAAATGACCGTTTCCGTAAGGCTATCAGAGAGAGTAAAGGCGGCATCCTCGAAGGAATGGTTGAGGCTAAGCGTGACGCCAAGACAGCTATCGGTCTCGCTAACTCTAGTCAGTATTACTTCGGGAGTGCGTGGGCTGACGGGGATGCCCTTCGTGGTATCGCCGGAGACATGGTAATCTTCGATGAAGTACAGGATATTACTCAGACAGCTATCGAGTCTATTGAGAAGTCGGTCTCGCATAGTGAAATCAAAGACCCAGTTACCGAGCTTAACGGCCGTTGCTACTTCACAGGTACACCTAAACAGAAAGGTAGTTACTACGACAGAGTCCTCTGGGGGCAATCTGACCAGAAGAAATGGCACGTAACGTGCGATAGCTGTGGCAACGAAGACATTATGACTATGAAGAATATCATGATTCAAGACGAGGGAGAAGAAACTGAGCGTCGCTATTTTGGCTGTATGCACTGCCACGAAGAACTTGACCGTGCTCACGGGAGATGGGAAGCTACCCGTCCAGAAAACAAAATGTACAGTGGTTACCTATTTAACCAACTCAATATGACTTGGATATCTGCCAATCAGATCTGGCGAGATTATCTCACGATGGATGCTATGACGTTCAACAACGAGGTTCTAGGAGAGTTCTACTCAGGAGACGAACAGCCGTTATCTCTAGAGGATGTTCTCGCTTGTGTTGACAAGTCTCGTTCTCTGAAGAAGTTCTCAAACGACGGTACCGTACTAGGAATTGACTATGGCTCTGGAGGAAAATCTAAGACGATTATCTTTATTGGCCACAGTGAGAACGGCAAGTTAGTTATTGACTACGCAGAAAGCTGGCAGCCTGATCGCTCTGAAGACGCACTCAATGTGCATGACCAATTGATTGCTCACATCATTAGCCTACAGAGTAAGTTCAATGTAGAAAAGATTGTCGGCGATATAGGATATGGTTCTTACGAGTCTCAAAAGCTTTACGAACTATACGGGAGACAGGCTATCTCTTGCCGTTACGTTACTTACGCAAATGACCCTCGTAAGCGTGAATACAAAGGGTTCAATAATTCTACTCTACAGGTAGACCGTACTTTCTCTATGGACAAGCTTATCGACGCATTCCACAAGGGTAACATTGTAGTTCCCTACAAGGACCCTGCTGCTATTGAGTATTTCTTTGACCACTGGACGGCTATCGAGATGAAGTTCACTGAGAGTAATACTGGTACAGGTAAAAAACTTTATGATCACCGTACTCCGGATGATGCATTCCATGCACTTAACTATGTGAGAGAAGGAATCCACGAGCTACAGAATCGTTTCGAGGCAGAATACGTCGAGAGAGATGATTACCAGTTTGACAAGTTATTCAGCGACCACCGAGACATGCCTGAGTGGTAGTATGTCTGGCATTTCCTACTATATAGATGAATCTAACAAGGTGGAGCCTTCGGGCGCAGAAACCGAGGAGGGAAACTAATGGGAATATTTGACGCATTTGCAAGCAAGAAGGTTAAACAAGAGAGGAAGGCTCAGGAGGCAGAACTACATAAGTTAGCTCAGGAGATCGGTCTCTACAAAGATGACAAATACGAAAGACGTGAACAAGTGGATTTAAACCCCGATGAGTTCACTCTAGATATCTACGAGAAGATGCTTCTCGATGGACAAGTTCGTGCTGCTGTGGAGATGATTAAACTGTCAGCTACGGCTAAGGGGTTTACTATCACAGGGGAGGACGACGAAACTCGTAAGTATGCTGACTTCATTCTAGAAAACTTTGAGTCTATCCAGGGTAACTTAGAAGACAACATCAAAGAAATGATGACCGCTCTCGTGTATGGATATAGTTGTACAGAAAAGGTATTCGAATATGAGAACGGGGCTATTAAGCTTAAGAAGTTAAAGACTCTTCACCCTAGTCAGGTTCACGTCAAGACAGATAAGTTTGGAGACATTGTCTACGTAGAACAGCGAATAGGAAGTAAGACAATTAAGATTCCTCGAGACAAAATCCTCTGGTATGCATTCGATAAGGAGTTCGGCAATATGTATGGAAAGTCTAACCTGCGTCCAATTTACAAGCATTGGATCACTAAAGACCGTTTATATAGATTCGCCAACATAGCCTATGAAAGGTACGGAACACCCCTCTTAGTCGGAACCACTACAGACGCCAACGATGTAGGCAAAATGAAAGGAATCCTCTCTCGTATAAACTCCATGAGCTCTCTGTCTATCTCAGGTGGAGACAAGGTAGAAGCTATTCAGATGACTAACGCGGACTTCATCGGCTATATTGAACATCACGATAGAAAGATTATGGAAGGCTTACTTGTTCCTCCTATGATTCTAGGTCTATCTCGTGGTCAGTCTGGTAGTCTAGCTCTATCGAATAACCAGTTTGATATCTTCATGATTCGCCTTGAATCTATTCAGCGTAACGTTAAGGCCCTAATCGAGGAGGAAATCATTCGTCCTCTAGTGGATCTAAACTTCCCGAGCGCTAAGAAGTATCCGTCTTTCCAGTTTCGTCCTATGGCAGACAAAGACATTACTAAGCTAGCTAGCGTGTTCAACTTAATGATTAGCACTGGTGTAATCGCTCCTAGTGAGGATTGGATTCGTGAGGAACTTGGTATGCCAGCTCCTAGTGAGGAAGCCAAAGCAGAGTTATACAAGCGTAATCACCCCGAGGAGCAACAAGATGACGGTCTCCCAGAAGACGAGAAAGAAAAAGAAGGTAGCACTTATACTTGTCCGTATGACGGCGAGGTATTCAAGAACAAGCAATCTCTGAATCACCACATGAGAGCCAAACACGGAGCAGGTGCTACGAATAACACCAGTGCAGACAAAGGCGCTAAGGCACAGTCAAACACTCAGGCGGCAGCAAAAAAGTAACAGCCTCTGAGATCGACCAAGAGTATATCACTTTCGGCGAACGCCGAACTAGAGCGGACATCAAAGCTATCCAACGAGACATGGAAGCTATTGAGTCCGCTTTTTTAAAGGATGCTCAGAGGTTAAACGAAAAGCGCCTACCTCAGTTGATGAAACGTGTAGAGAAAGCTATCAAGGAAGGTCAAAGCTCAGTAGAAGCTATGCAGATGCCGTCTCAGAAGGAATACCGCAAGCTCATTAGAAACCTAATCGTTACCAGCTCAATAGCAGGATACTCTAGAGCCAGCGACGAAATGGACAGGCTAACTCGTAGGTACAATCAGTATAGCGAGCTAGAAGAACTACCAGTATACAATGATGACCTGCCTCCAGAGTTACAAACGTTTCTAGAAGAATACGCTCTACAGATTTCAGTCATTACCCAGGAGACAGTGCTAAACAGAATCAAAGAAATACTAATAGAGGGATTACTAGCAGGCACCGAACCATCTCACTTAGTTACGGCTGTACAGGCTTCTGCCGAGGCTGCCTTAGGAGTAGGACATGCTACTACGATTGTCCGCACAGAAATGAGTAAGATGTACAATGCAGCTAGACTAGCTAGGTATACGGCTCCAGAGAACAAAGGCTTCGTAGTCGCTCTCCAGTACGATGCTATCATAGATAACCGTACGACTCACATATGTGAACATCTCGATGGACGTATCATTGCGATTGACAGAATGGATTTAATTATGGAGTATTCTCCCCCGAACCACTTCCAGTGTAGATCCGTATGGCTACCTGTCACAAAGTTCGAAACTTGGGGGGATGATTGGTCTACTGCAGAAGAACCTCAGCAGGGTTTTACTAACGGGACGCCTGATATAGAAGAATTAAGAGGATTGGCTGGCTCATAAGAGTCAGTCTTTTTTTTGTCCAAAAGGAAAGCCCACCCAGTTTCCGTCTGAGCAGGCTTAAACTAATGAGTAACGTAATCCACAAGAGAGTACCCTGAGGAGGATAAACTCTCAAGTGAAAAAGTTCTTCTTCAGTATAACCTGGGTAGGACAAGCTGTCAAGACAAAAAAAATAGCCTGCTCCCCTGATGTAGTAAGAGGGAACAAGCTCAAAGGTAAAACGAAAACAAGAAATGTTCTTACGGAGTTGGCGTTCTCCTTAAGAACTAC